AAGAATCATTGGGCCTATAAGTATTTCAAAATGGCAAATGACAATGAGTTTAAATGCTACGAGTGGAAGACAATCGACAATCCTCATTTTCCCAAGTCTGAAATAGAACGAAATAAAAACCTGCTTGATGCCAGAACGTTTCGAGCTATGTTTGAGATAGATTGGGACACTCAGCCACTACATGCTGTTTATGATGAATTTAGCGATGATAATATAATCGATTGTAAATATAATCCAAACTTGCCAGTTCATTGCTCAATAGATTGGGGTTGGACGCATCCAATGGCAGTTGGTGTTTTTCAATATGATAAATCTAAAAATGTTATTTATCAGATCGATGAGCTAGTTAAATCAAAGCTAAAACTAGAACAATTGTATGCATGGCTTAAAACAAGGCCCTATCAGATTCATGAGTATTGCTGCGATATTGCGGGAAACCAAGAAAGAGAGCAGACAGGACATTCTAACGTGGAATGGTTCAGACAGCGTGGAATTTATTTTAAGTTTAAATCATCGGCCATTAGTTATGGTGTTTCAATAGTTCGAAGTCACATTTCAACGGCTACTGGCATAAGACGCTTTTTTATAAATCCAAAATGCACAGAAACAATTGATGCACTGAAAAAATACCGCTATCAAGATAAAAACGGCACTCTTTTAAATGAAAATCCCCTTAAAGTTGACGATGATGCTTGTGATATGGTTCGTTATTATTTTTTTAATTTTCATGATCCACAAGATAAGGGTACTAGCTTTATCACATTTGAATAGTTATGATTAATTAAATTCGAGGTTTAAATGATTAACTTACTAGATCAATCGGTTATCTCAACAATAATATCAGATATCAATGGCAGTGAAGACCGCAACCGTAAGAAGCATTCTTTTGATTCATGGCAAGTTTATGCTGGCAATCAAGAGCCTTATGTTAAAGCTGAATTAGAAAGAACGCGCCCAAAGTCTCATAATGCCTATACAGTATCTAACATATCACTATCTAAATTAATTACTGACAAGAAAGCACAAGCATATAGAAAGCAACCAAGAAGACGCGTTTCTAATGATGATGTGAAAACTGCATTTCTTGAGGACATTTACAAGGAAGCTGATGCGCATAGACAGTTAGCTTTCATGGATTGCGTGACTAATCTTCACAAATATTCACTCTTTTGGGTTAACTATCGCGAGCAAGAAGAACGCTTTCAGTTTATGACTCTACAAGGGCATGAGTTTTCAGTCGTAAGAAACAAGGATACAGGCGCACTTGAATGCGTGATCCTCAATTATGGTAATCTTGACATTACTGCAGGCGCGCGCGCAGGTGATGGATATGATAATTTAATAGCTGAAAGCCAAGCTGACTCATCGGCTAACTCTCAGGTGTATGCATTATGGACTAATGAGCAGCACATTGTGATTAAAGTTGAGATGGCCAAGGTTCAAACAAAAAACGGCACTGAAATTAAACGCTCAATTACTTACGTGCCAATTGAAGGTAATCCAGACAATGTGAATAAATTGGGAACTATCCCTTTTATTTTTATCTCGAAAGAACTCTCTCAAGATATGCCAACACCTTCGCCATTATTTAAGCAGTCGGTTATTTACAACGCTCTAATGAGTGAGGTCTTAACCGCTTCAAATATTCAAGGGACTGGAACACTTGTCTTATCTTATCCCGAGAAGTACGAAGGGAAGTTTAAAGACGTTGCGACTGGGCTAACAAGCACGATTAAATTACCTCAATCAGGTAACCCAAGCGATAGGGAAACGACCGTTGAATACATCTCGCCAAGTCCTGCACTTGCCGCGCAAAAAGATGTTTACTTTGGGTATATGAGACAGATTTTATCTGAGCATGGTATTACTACGTCGCAAGGTCTTGACGGTGCTAGTGAGACTTTCTCAAGTGGTCTTGAAAGACTAATGGCCAATGCTGATGTAATGGGGCAAGTTGAATCTAATCAAGAATTATATGTTGCAGTTGAGCGTGAAATTTTGCGGATCCTAACTGCTTACTCTGATTTATTGGGCCTTGGTTATTTTGCCGAGGATGATATTTTAGAAGTAACTTTTCCTAAGCCAAAGTTAATGGTAAGTGATTCTGAAACTCTCGCCAATATCGAGAAGCGTTTAATGCTTGGGCTAATGCAACGCTATGAAGCATTAATGATGATTGACCCAAACTTATCAGAGGATCAGGCCAAAGAAAAACTAATGGAAATTGACAGCGAAAGAATGAACTCAATGAGGGCAGTACTTGGCAATACCAGACCAAACGAAAGAAATTGATTTAGACTTTTCGGGTGTACCTGAGGGCGAGATGATCGACCTTAAAAGGGAAATAGCCGAGGTTGTGATTGATGAAATTCAATCCTATTTAGCTAAGGGTGAAAGTCCAGTTGATGGGCAATCGTTTCCAACGCTAAGTAAAAAATATGCTGAGTCAGAAAAGAATGGGAATAGAACGCCAAACTTAAACCTTGAGGGTGATCTTTGGGATTCACTTGCAGTTGAGTTTGATGATTCAAAAATGATTGTAGGTGTATTCGATAAAAGAGAAACGCCTAAAGCTGATGGGCATAATAACTTTTCAGGTGATTCAAAACTCCCACAGCGAAGATTTATTCCTAATAAAGACGAATCATTTCGCCCTGCCATTATGCGCAAGGTTCAAACTTTAATTGATTCAAGAAAATCAACTCAGCAAGATGAAGATGAAGCGGACTATATTAGATCAATTTTAAGAGGCGGTGCACTTGAAATTGGTGCAGCAATAACTATTAATGAGGTCATAGCGAACAGATTAATTGACGACCTACTGGAAGGATCACTTGAGGTTTAAAGTTAAAGTTGATCAAACCAAACTACTTGCCAAATATGCTAAGTTTAAAAAGAGTGCTATTTCAGACATGGCAAAAACAATAGGCCCTGCAATACTTGACGCTTTATCTATTGGCAGAAGTCCAGTTGACCGCATGGGTAAGTTTCAAAAGTACGCACAAAGCTACATTGACCAGATCAAACTAAAGAAAGCATTTAGGCGCACTCGCAATGGAGGGTTTATTGTTTTAGAGAAGTTATCTAATAAAGAGTTAAAGCAATACCGAGCAAGTGACGAGGCTAAGGCTGATAATAAGACAGTTGGCGATATGATTTATCTTTTAAATAAGCATTTGGTTGATAATGGAAAAACTCCATCGCCTGTAAACCTAAAGGTAACTGGTGACTTAATTAATTCTCTCAAGGTTAAGAATAGAGGTGACAGGGTAAATATTCGTTTTGACAATGAGAAATTTGTTTATCACAATAATGAAGGAGTGGGAAAAGCAAAAGTTAAAAGGCGCATGTTGCCGACCGAGAGCGGCGAGCGTTTTAATTTAACAATAAACACCACGTTAAGGGAATCTTTGACGCGGTTAATTCAAAAGATATTCACGTAGCGAACGCTACAAAAACAAAGGAAAATTATGAGTGATGAAAATCAAACTCAGGAACAAGTTAATGAGACACAACCAGAACAGGTTGAAACTAAGGCCATTTTAGAAAGGCTTAATCAGCTCGAACAAACTAACGCAAGGTTACTAGACGAGTCGAGAGAGTACAAAACTAAATATAAGGGGCTTAGGGGCGAAGTTGAGCAAAAAGAAAAAGAGAAGTTAGAAGCTCAAGAAAACTGGAAAGAGTTGCTTGAAATGGAACGAAACAAAAATTTCGAATTCCAAGAAAAATTTAAGCAAACTAAAAAGCAAGTATTGAAGCAGAAACTTAACTTTGAAGTTGCAAGACTAGCTCAAGGTGCTTACGACATTAACGACATTATTACTTCGCTACCTCAAGACATTATCCAAATTGATGAGGAAGCTTTAGAGGTTAAAAATGTTGAGCAAGCGGTGGCATTTGTTAAGGAGAAAAAACCATATCTCTTTAATGTTAAGCAACCAGTTGGCATGGTGGATGGAAGACCTAGGGCAGACGCTGGCAATGTTTCATTTGATCAATTATCAAGCGATGAACAGGACAGATTATTTAAAGATGCCTTAATGAAATTAGGCTAAACAAAGGATTAAAAAATGGCTATCACTCAAACTTCAGACGTTGCTTCAATTATTGAGAAACGCGTCTCAGCTATCGTAACAGAAGCTCTACAACAAGAGTCAGTAATGCTTGGAGCAGTACGTGACTTTACTTCTCAAGTTGGCCCAGGAATGGACACACTTAAGATCCCTCTATTTGCTCCACTTGCAATTCAGAACGTTTCTGAAACTGCTGAAATGACTCCACAAACTGCTTCAGTTTTAACTGCTGATCTAGTTTTAAATCAACACAAGTCTATTCCGTTTTCAATCTCGGACAAGACAAATGTACAATCAAAAGTAAATATCATTACTGAAGTTGTTAAAATGGGCGCACGTTCATTAGCTTCTCAAGTTGATGATTATGTTTTAGGTCTATTGGTTGCTAACTACAATGCTGGAACTCCTGAAGCTTTAACATCAAGTGCATTAGCTGACATTCTTTCTGCTAAAGAATATCTTGATGGAAACAATGTTCCAAAAATGGGTCGTTACTTAGAATGTTCACCAGCTTTCATTGCTAAATTGTTAGCTGACAATAGCGTGATTAATGCGAACAAGTACGGCTCAACCGACCCTGTGCAAGCAGGATTTGTTACGAAAATTTATGGATTCATGCTTTTAGAATCAAGCTCCGCTGCTTTAGGTGATGGCTTTGTTGCTCACTCAGGTGACGCAATGGCTTTTGCTAGACAGATCATGCCTAAATTTGAGCAAGACAGAAATGTCCTTGGTCAGAGATGGGATTACGCTTTGACTCATTTATATGGTGCTAAAGCTACTGATGCAAGTGGATCAAGAGTAATCGCGTTCGCTTAATTTTTTCAAAAAAGGAATCGGGCCAGCGTATGTTGGCCCTTCTTTAAAACATGAGTGATAGTTATAATCCTGCAATTATACCGATCTATTTGGAAGCATCCTCAAAGGATCAGCTAATAGAACTCATGTATGTTAACAACTCACAAAATGGAAAAGCATTTAACTATATGCCACCATTCAAAGACGGCAAAAAATGGGTTGTTTGGTTTTATGCCGATGTTAATACTTATCGCAAAGTTGAGGTTGAATAATGTTGATACCTAACTCGCGAATCTATAGAGATGTTGAAGGGAAAAAAGTTGTTGAGGTTAAGAGTATTTCAGATGTTCTCTGGGATAAAATAGAAACAACATTTCCAAGCGCAAACACAGATTTATTTTCTTATTATAAAAATGAAGTTTTAGTTATGACGGTGCTCGTTACATATTCGAGCAATGCTAAAAAAGATATTATTCTAATTGAAAAAACGAGGTTCGATTAATGTGGAAATTTGATCCAATAAGAATTGAATTAGTTTGGACAGTGGTTCAAGGTCAGTTCATTCAAGATGGATTCGCAGACTTTGGCAGCGAGGTAAACTCAGATCTTGAATTATCCCTAGGATCAAGGGAGAATGACTCATCTATAATTGATCAAGGGTTAAGGGTCATTGAGGTTTAAATGGCAATTTTTAAAGCACCACGAATCACAACTTCACAACGCCTACAGTTAACATTTGGCGAGTCAGAATTAATCTATGATGTTGACGCTAAAAAGTTTTTTGGAGGAGATGGATCTAGTGTTGGTGGGTTTCCTTTAGGTGAGGGATCGGGAGTATTTACTGAAATAATTACTTTAACACAAAATGATATTGATAATAAATTTATAACGCTTTCTAATTTACCTCTTGCAAATATAACGTTAACTCCCAGCGGTGGCCCTCAGCAAATATTTGGCATTGATTTTGATGTTGTCGGTTTAATTGTCTCATGGGATAATTTAGGCTTAGACGGTTTTCTAGAAGTCAATGATGTGCTGGTGATACAGTACTAAAAATCCATGGGAGGGTTTTAAAATGGCTAATCAAATTCAAAAGAAGTTTATTGCTGATGATGCAATTGACGGCTCAAAGTTACTTTTGGAGCAAAATCAAACCATTAGACAAAAAGATGGATCTGGTGGAGAGATTGATGTAGTTGCTCAAATTAATGAATCAATTGATGACGCAAAACAAGAAGCTAAGGATTATGCTGATCAAAAGATTAGTGAAATTCCAGAAATTGATTTATCTGAAATTGAGCAAGCTATTGAAGATGTAGGAAATGCATTAGAAAATGAAGCTCAAGTAAGAGAAGATGCAGACGAAGCATTAGATGCTAAGATTGAAATTGAAAAAGGAAGAATTGACGCAATACTTGACGCATCAGAAGCTGATAAAGATAGCTTTGCTGAAATTGTTTCATTAATTAATTCTGTTGACACTGCAAACGACGAAGCATTCGCTGGTTATGTTTTATCTAATAATGCTGCATTAGCTCAAGAGATTTTAGATAGACAAGGCGGCGACGCTGCCTTGGGCTTAGAAATTGATGCTGTTGAGTTGGCATTAGCCGGCAAAGAAGATAAAGCAAATAAGTCTATTGATATTGCCCTTGGTGCATCCGATGAGTTATATCCTACGCAAAAAGCTGTTAAAACTTATGCTGATGCTCAAGATAGTAAAGCTGTAGATGCTGTTTTGTCTGGCGTTGGCGTTGATGGTTTTTTGCCTAATCCAAATTCTATCGAAACTCAAATTAGACATTACTCTAATGGTGTTGCGCTAGATGCTAATAAAAGATATGCGGCATACTTTACAGATACTCAAATGATTTTTGTTGACGCTGTAAATCCTTTTACTGCTAAAATTATCCAATCTTTTACAATCCCTACTGGTGGAAGTAACTTTCCACAAGCTGCTACTTCTGTTGGTAATTATGTTTACATGACAACAGGCGGCGGTCGCTTATATTGCTTTGATTGGACTGATAAAGCTAATCCTCAAAACTTAGGGTTTGTTGCAATTGGCACAGGTCAACACTTTGACGTAACCACCGATGGGTTAAATACTTTATTTATTGCCAACACTACAAATAAAAGAGTCTATGTTGTAGATATTACCAACCGAGCTGCTGGGACTTTGGTTAAATCTTTGATCTTAGGAGCTGGCGCATCTGACTTTGGTACTGGTGTTGCTCATTCATCGGGTTACTTATATGTAGCAAACTACAATAGTAAGTTACACGTAATGAAAAAAGATCCATCAACTGGTGATTGGTCTGAGATTTTAAACTTCGCTACAATTGTAAACCCATGTAGGACTGCTGTATTTACAAACTCTAAGGGCCAGAAGCTTTTATTTGCTCAGCGTTACAATGGCGTAGACGCAGTTGTTTTAGATCTTGCTAATCCAGAGTTACCAGTAGAGTTAAAAAGAGTACAAGCTCCAGCTTCTATTCAGATATACAACTTACCATTCATGTTTAAAGATATGATCCATATCGGATTAGATAACGGTAAAATTGGCTCGGTTAATATCTTTGATAAAACTAATGTTAAATATGGCGACACTTTCGAGCCTAAGAATGCTGATGGTAGTAAGAAATTTTCTAGCATGCGCGGGCTTGTTCGCATGGATACTAGCTCACCATTTTTCAAAGAAAAGACATTCTTATTAGCCACTGGTGTAATTAACGGCGCAGGCTCTACGCAAAAAGTTACGACAGTTATTGACTTGCCAATGTTCGACTATATTAATAGTTCGGCGGTAACAACAGAAGTTAACTTAACGCCGATTCAATCGGAGCTTGTATCTCTTGATTCAAGACTAGACACAGTTGAGTCAACGTTACTTGTTAAAGCTGATTTAGTTGGTGGATTAGTTCCAGCTAGTCAATTGCCAAGCTACGTTGATGACGTGCTTGAATTTGCTAACCTTGCTGCTTTTCCTGCGAGCGGTGAAGCTGGTAAAATCTATGTAGCATTAGACACTAACAAGTGCTACAGATGGTCAGGTTCAACATATGTTGAAATTACATCTGGTGCAGTTGATTCGGTCAATGGCCAGAATGGCGTTGTGGTTCTTGACGCTGGTGATATCCAAATGGTTTCCGAAGCGACTTCAATTGAAGCAAAGCTAGTCTCTCTTCAAGATGAGATTGACGCCGAAGAGTCTAGGGCAGCAGGAGTTGAGGCAGGTCTTGATTTAAGAATTGAAGCCCTTGAAGAAAAAGGCTTTGCAAAAGGTGTTGTAACCGTTGGTTCAGAACTTGGCTTTATTGATCTTGACAGAACTTACGCAACAATACTTTCAATGTCTGTTGGTCGTCTTGCCGTTCATGAAGACGAAGATTACACAACTTCAATAGTTGGTGGACTAACTCGTATTACTTGGATTGGCTCTTTACTAAACCCAAGCGGTTCAGAAAAGATTGAAACGGGTGACAAGGTATTTTGGTCAGGCGCATATTAATTTATCGGGGGAGGCAACTCCCCCTTTTACTTTATAAAAAAATTAGGGTTTAATTTCAGCATGAATGATTTAATTTTAACACATAAAGATGATGCCCAATTTGTTGATTTATCTCGCAAGCTAGACCTTTTAAAAGATGAGTTCGAAATTGAATTTACATCAACTGAGGACTTTCTTTATTTGGGACTTTATAAAAAGTTCAATCAGGTTTATGTCGAATTAAATGAGGTAGCAAGTGCGGATGTTTCTCTACAATTTAGCTATTTTAATGGTAGCACTTGGGTTTCAAATAACGTTGCTGATGATACTAATGGACTAATTAGGTCGGGCTTTTGGTATATTGAAAAGAAAGATGACTGGCAAAAAACAACAATTGATTCAAAAGAGGCATTTTGGATCAGGATTAGCGCGGCGGATTTTGCTGCTACATTTGCAGGTATAGATATTGTTTACGCTGATGATCATGACTTAAAAGTAGAATTTAGGGACGTACTAGACTATGTTGCAAAAAATGATAATTCTCTTATTGCTTATCATGTTGCTGCACGAAATGAGATAGTAAACTCAATGCGTGTTGGTGGTTGGTCAATTCCAGTGGATCGACTCAATAAAGATTTTAAGCAATTCAATAAATGGGATTTTTTAGAACCTCAAGAAATTAGACAAGCAGCTATTTACCTAGCTTTATCTAAGTTAATGTTTGATGTATCACAAGGTAAT